CGATATTCAGGAGAAGCTGAATATAAAAGCATATTGTCCATCAAAATCCAAATAGCTCTATTGAGACGATAGTTGATACTCTTTCTTAGATACTCTACTGTTCTAGATTCTCCTGATAGAGCACTTTCTTTTAATGGATTAAAAGCGACTCGGTTTTCCCAGTCTCCTTCCATCTTGAGTTGATTAGGGGTAGGGAGTACCAGTCTTTTATCGTGACTATTACCTTGCTCATCTTTGAAAGTGAGTAAAGCAGGTTTAGGGCTCTTAGCAAAATGGGTCGAGATCAGTCCATCTTCATCAGAGGACAATGCTCCTAAAGAGAGCATTGCTTCTAGAGTGGATAAGAGATTGAATTTATGTTTAGCCATGAGATATCCTTTTAAATATCAATACTAGAAATATCCGAGACAACAGGAGTCGTACCATCACCACCCCAGTTTCTATTGTCGAATTCCACACTTTTGATTTTCATATTGGTTTTCGCAGCATTGCTTATCATATCAAACATACCAGTAAAACCTTGTACCATGTTACTGATATCTTGTTTATTGGTTGTCAAGATAGGATCAAAGAGAGAAGAAGCAAAACTAGGAATCAGGAAAGGTGTAAAGGGAGCACTATTGTAAGAGGCATTTATGAAGGTATCCCCGGCGACATCACACGAGACATTGATTTCATAGTTAACCATGCCTTTTTGTGAGATGATAGAGATGAGTTCATCATTAATGCGGCCAATAATAGCTGGACGATAAATAGACATATCTACATCACTGCCTCCCAATGTCGTAATGGCACCTATGAAGGTATCTGCTTTACCATCAATACGGTTATTGGTAGAACTAAACTGCATATGGACAATACCAAAATCCATCATGATCGAAGGCAAGACATTGGAGATATTCAAAGCCATCTGAGTATCATAGTCAGAACCACCGAGATGTTGCATACCGGTAGGGTCTTGCATAGGAGCCAACATCTGGTTAAGATGAGGATTATTGAGTTTGTTATAGACGGGTTCATGGTTCTTCCTGACTACCGTTGTGACTTGATCGACATAATGATCGACTTTATTAATATCTTTCCAACTAAACCAGGCTTTATTGAAAGCACCATGCATTTGGTTGAAAAGGGTATTCATAAAGAGGTCTTTAGTAATAGGGGGTTCGTAAAGACCTGACATGGTTTCACTCAAGAGATCATTGTCACTTAACATACCCAAAGACTGGTTGTTTTCTAAGGTGACATTCTGATACCTATTTAAGACTTTAGAGATATATCTCCCTGGGTTATTGTTCTCCATCAGAGAAGTAGAAGGATAGACAATCTCATTTGCAGTATTTCTAATTTCAGACTGATCAAAAGCAAAGTTATTCACTCGCATTTGCGTAATCACAGATTCTGGTGTTAAAGTATAGATGCCTGAAAGGTTGCCATCGATATGGTGTTCTTTGGAATACACGTGTGCCGGTTGCATAGCCGCAATATGCGTCGTGTTGTTAACACCATTCCCTAGAATGATCTTCTTTAGTGGAATGATAGAATTAATAAAGAAACACATATCTGGATTGAGTTGTTGGGTTTGTTGTGAGATATCATCCATGTCAGTATAACCCGTGATGATCTCTTCACTCGTTGCCATATCTGAGATAAAAGCAATACGCATGATAAAGCGATATCTAAAGCTATTCCAACCATTGATGATTTGGACATTTTGCCCTGGAGTAGCTGATGGTTGGATATATTGGTTAGAGAGTTGTGCTAAACCTGTTGCTGTAAACTTGGCTGTTCTGTTTAACTCATATTCAAGTTCTTTTACAGAAGCATAAGTGACATTAGGCTGATAAGGACGAAAATACTGATTGGTATACTGTCCTACTTGTAAGAGAAAGAGATTTAAGACTTTGATTTGTCTTAGACTCTCTTGAAAGGTACCTGTCTGACCAGGATAGATCGGCATACCCTGAGCATTGAGTAAGGGTTGATTCATGTGTTTACCTCTTGTTCAGTTGTAGTTCTTTTTGTCTATCTGCTATCAAGATAGCGAGTTTCATCAAGTGGAGTTTGATATCTTCATCTACGGCATAGTGACGAGACCTAGTATTTAATTTATTCATTTCCAACCAGCTTTCTGGTAATGTCAGATACCAATCCGATTGGGTTAGCATCTTGTCGATTTCCTCTACAGCAGTATAGATAGTCTTTTGTGGTTTGGTTTTCTTAGCACCAGAGAGTTTTCTATAATAAGGATAGTATTCTTCTATCTTATCTTTTAGCTCTCCTAGATCATGGTTTCTTTTTTCCCAAGAAGTTGCCATATGGGCTTCTTCATTTGAGATAGGTACAGCGGATATCAATGCTGCTATTTCATAATGCTCTTTATACCACAGATAAGCTCTTGCTGCAATAATTGCATTCACCACAGATGCTCTATTGACATAATCAATAATCCTAGAGGGAACCACTAAAGAGATTACCCATTTCAACAAAGTAATCTGTGCATCACTCAAATCACTATTGTCATAGAGCACCCCTGTCTCTTTGAAAGACTCTGCTATCAAATCCGGTGGAATATCTGGATCCATTTTCTTAGCAACATTGAAAGGATCTTCAAGATAATACTCCGTGATACCAACCAGATTATCTGTGATAGGTTGTCTGATTTTGTAGTTCTCTAGTTGAGAGACGGCATTATCACTATCACTGGTGTTTTCAATATTCTTATATTTGACTTTTCCTTTAAAGTCCTTTTCCATAGACTGGACTTTTTGCTGGATGTATTTATAGATATATTTAATTAAAGGATGGACTTCAGGATCACCCGAGATATCACCACTGGCTACTTTCTTAGTGACAACAATAGCCAGTATCCATTTCGGATATTCTTCTTTAGAAATCCCAGCTAGAATAACAGAATCAAATTTGACAGGCATGGATTCCAAAGTGACATAGATATATCTAGATAATCTTTGCATATCAGGACAATGATAATAGCCACTATCCTGGATCAGTTGGAAAGCATAATACGTTTTCCATCCGGTACCGTGGTCGTTTTTGGTTTTCTCAACATAGGAAGAAAAGATAGGAGCTAACATGGTCATTGCCATAGACAGAGAACATAAGCCAATATAGTCATTTCTAAGATAAGTTTGATCTTCAGTAGCTAGAGTAGGATCAGGAAGATCTTCAATAGACTCTTTTAATTCAGAGGGGATATTGATTTTAGATTTATAAGCATACCAATATCTAAATTCAGATACAGGGAAGATTTCTGCGATTTTATTGATTTCTTCTTTGATGATTTGTTCCATCTTGGAGATTTCAAGTTCATTGTCTAGAGCTTGACGACATCTGACATAGAAATCCCATATGGCAAGTTGTTTATGGGGATCTAAAGTCTGGAAATACTTATCCAATACTAAGAAATAATCTTTAGCTTGAGATAGTGCTTTAGAGGTTCTCCCTTCACGATACAAAGCCATGTTGAATCGAACTGCTTGATCGTTGTGGGTGATATAAGCACTACCGGTCTCTCGATCGATATAGATCTTCATTGTCACTCCTATATAAAATTAACCTACTCTCTTCTTAGAGTATCTTTAATATAATATATATCTGATTCTAAATAGAATCGGATATATCCTCTTGAGCGAGGCTATCAAGGATAGTCGAGAGAAAGACATATATACTTAATCCTAAAGAAAAATAAACAGATAGATGTCCATCCATACCCCTGTCGTAATGAGGGGGTATGGATGTATGACATGTAGGCTCTATACTTTAAAATGAAATATCATCGGAGAAAGCATCATCACTCGAAGAAGCAAAACTATTGTCTATGCTTTGTTGAGGTTGATTTTGTTGATTTTGATTGTTATATCCAGAATTGCCAGAATTGTTATTTTGATTACGATTAGGGCCAGAAGGACGGTCTTCTTTAGAGACATATTCCGTTGCAGAGAGTGCTGCAATGATTTCTTCATTCATACGGACATAGCTACGTGCTACGATATTACTTACCGTGAGTTTATCTAAAGGTTGTCCGTCTTTTGTTTGGAAGTTATAGAAAGCATCGTTCTCTAGCAAGAAAGGAATCTTCGGACGATTAGGTTGCATCAAAGCGATAAAGAGTACGCCTTCACCATTACGACCGACATAGATATCACCTCTAGGAATAGGACCTTCTTTCCATCCTTTTGGTCCTAGGGTTTTGATGACCATCTTCGAAGCGGTATTAGGTTCTTTGACATTTTCGATGTAGTGGTTCAAGAGACTCAAGAAAGCATACCACTGATTGATCTCAATAACCAAAGACATCTTGCCGTTTTCAACATCATTCGGTATACCTGTCCAGATAACCAGTCTGACTTTGTTACCAGCATATCGTACTGTCCAGTTGGCTCTTTTATCTCCTTCTGTTTTTGCAGAGAGATTCAAAGCTCTTTCATCGGTGATGTTCTCACGATAGGGAGATTTAAAGGGAGTGTTTGCCATAGTAAGGATCCTTTTGTGTTTACAAACATAGAAAAGATTAATTGCAATTAATGCTTATCTCAGTATGTCTTCAATAAGCAAAATATCATTATAGATGTAACTATTTAAGAATGAAAGATAGCGGTCATTACAGCAGCGATGTCTACTTCTGGCATCAGTTGAAGATTGACCAACATTCTTTCTCTAGTTGTCATAGGTGTCCATTGATATTTCTCTGCGACTTGTAATAACTTATCGCGGATATTCTTAGGAGCAGGAGAAAACATTTCCTTATCACCAAAGATCTGTAAGAGTTCTTTACAGAAAGGAATAGGAGGGAGTTTATTGCCATTGTAGTACTTGGTATACCACTGGGTCTTGTCTTTGATATTACCGATATGACTTTCGACTAGCAATAACTTACTAAAGGCATAGTAATCTAAGAGATCATAACAGTAATGGGTTAACATCCCAACATTAGGATAATGGACAGGAGAGATTTTATCTTTAAAGACATACACTCTTACACCAGTATCGGCAAAAGAGAGTTCATTGGTGCTACTGGGTTTATATTCCGAGAGTTGTTTGGATTTAAAGAGCTGATGGATTGTGTGTTCCATCTTGGTAGAGTAAGTTCTTTGGATGACGGTAGTGTCATCTCTGAGTTTGGCATAAGGGTATTGCTGTTTATGATTCTCGTAGTGAGAATGATAAAAGACAATCGGGATACTCACTTCAGGGAGATTACCCCAGTCTTGGAGCTGATGGATATCGTCCATCAGCCCATACATGTAGTCTTCTATTTCTAGGGATTCAGCAGAGAGTCTATCCATAGAAGTATAGAGGTTTCTGAATAGTGTTCTAATATTGCACCAGAGCTCCGTAAAGCGCTCTTTAGGGACATCCTGATGTTTGTTATCAGGGTGGATGTTCATTAGGGATTCTAGGGCGAGTGAGGTGGCTATAGAGATAGGATACTGGCCTTTTTCTCGATTGAGGAGGTACGATATATTTTTACTTGTCATATCGACCTCCTCAATCTCAAAGCTCCTTTCGGAGTTTCCCTATTGAGCAGCAATGATATCTTATTACTCACTAGACATCACCTCTTGTAATAGGACTTCTGCCATCTCTACTTCTTTCTGAGTATAGCCTTTATTGACTAATCTCTCCAGTAATTGTTGACTTAAGTTTGTTGTGGTTAACTGAATGGCTTGATAATCTTGAAATAACAAAGGAGAGATTTCCTGAGTTTTCTTGATCTTGTCATCGATGATCTTGACAGGAGACCAACGATACTGAGAAAATGTCTTCCATACGGTGTCTAGATCCTTCAGTATCGGGTGATCTTTCTCAACTAGTAGTCTTATATAGCTCATGTCTTTTACGCCGCTCAGACGAGCTCTGAGACGCCTAAATGACTCTTCTATAGAAGTATAGGAGATATCAATATCGATATACTGTAAAGCTTCTGTATTTTCAATAAAGGAATAGGACATACTCCCATCCGGATCTATTTCTGCAATGATAAAGCCTTTGGGTTCTTCTTCACCATGGATCAAACGAGAGAAACTCCCTTGTGCTAGTATTCTCTCATAGACAGAGTGTTTATGGATATGTCCTATGGAGATATAGTACTTGACTAATTTCAAATACTCTTCTTCGTTGTGTTTAGGGGCTCTCGCTATCTGAGGTAACTGATATGTAAAAGCCCCGTGCATAATCGCTAAATCGACCTGTGAGAGGTTCTTTTTCTTCAGTAATGACTTAGCATAGTCTAGTGTTTTTGTCGTGTCTGCATCCCATTCATCAGGGATATAGAGGACATTTATGTCGTACCTCTCATTGTACTCTACTTCTACATCAGTAAAATACTTGACATCACAGCCTATATTGGATAACTCATTTATCCTGATAAACCATTTAGACTGCTGCCAATCATGGCTCGGTGTACCTTCCAAGATACGTAGCTGAGTATCAGTCTCTTTGCAGTATCTAAGTAAATAATAAATACAATCAAAAGCCTCTATCGTGATTTCTTTGCTCATGGTTACTAAACGATCAAAGAAATCTCCACCAATGAATAAGATATTTAAATCAGATAAAGTATCAGTATTAAAATAATGCTTGATCTCTTCAACGATCTGGCTAGTAGGGGTTTTATGATGATACAGGTGGATATCAGAGATAAAACCTATCTTTAAATGGGTATTCACTTGTATCCTCCTTGGGATAAGATACTATTCCCAGTCATCAACAATATCCTCTAAAGTAGAGCCATTATTTCTTTTGTCTTCAGTAGGGATCTCTTTATTGTCATCAACAAAATAACCATAGCGGAAGAAGATATCGCCCCATTCTTTAATATATTTATCATGGACATCCTGATACGTGATCGGTTTTCTTTTGTTGAGTTCTGTATTCATGATGTTTCTGGAGATATCTGGTCTGACCATTTTCATTTCTTCAATAGCAATGGCACTTCTCGTATAAGAAGAAGATTGTAAATCAGCACTGACCATACCTGGAGTATTGACCACAGGAGGTACGGAGAACAGCACCTCTCCATTTCTGACGACATTGACTCTACCTGAAGGAGATCCGGCTATTCTATACCAGACTGACATATCCCATCCAGGTGGAAAGTCTTCTATCTCGGTGTATCCAGCAAAATAAGGTAAAAAGATATCAATAAAGACTTGTTCATCAATAGAACCTTCTACCATTTTGAAATTAGCAATACTTTCGATCTCGTGCATCTTGAGATCACCAAAGAGATTCTTTTGGTTATATTCAGCGATTTCTTTTCTGGCTTTTTCAATGTTGGACATATATCTATACCTTTTATTTTCTATAATGTACCGTAATTAGATACGCCTGTGATACTGGTGAATTTATTAAATTTAAAGTTAGCAAATCTGACTTCATTTTGTTGTTTGAGATTGCCTTGTTCGTCTTTGTCAATGACTCTAATTTCCATTTTGATTTCTACTCTATCTCCTACTTTACTCTCTGCTTGAACATATCGCCCATTGTTTTTCTCTCTAGATACATTTATACCTGTGACCTCAGCATGATCAAAAATATTTCTTAAGTATTGATTTAAACCAGTGGCCATTTGATTGATTAGAGCTTCAATATCAGAAGGGTTTTCGGCAATCATTCTCTGTACGGAAATTGCTCTTTCTTCTCCTTGGTACAGATAAGATAAACTGGGTTCACATTCAAACCAATGGGCTAAAGCAAAGTCAAGCTTCTCTGTTAAGCTATTGGTCCAACCAATAGCTGATAAGGTAGGTAAATATCCTGCCATGGTGTCTCTCTCTAAATGGATTTGATATCAAAAAATAGGATAAGCGTCATATAGACTCTCCCACCCTAGAGAGGTAGGAGAGTCAAATATCTGTTACTGTAAGTAACCACTAGCTTTCACTTGGTCTGATGAAAGGATAGGGCTTTGCAATTTCGAAATAGTAATTTTGATAATGTTGGGTGTATTTTATATCCTCTTGGACTAAATATTCTTTATCCTCACCCACCATATCGATAGCGTAATGAACAATAACATCTTCTTCATTAGTCCAGATATCCAGTTCAAATAACGTAAATAACTCTTTTTGCATTAGGTATACTTGAACAGAACAATCATTACACTCATCGGAGAAACCAAGGTCTTTTAGCTTATCAAAAAGGACGTAAAAGTCTTCTACTTCCTCATAGTTAATTTTGATTTGAATGGTTTTAACAAAGCATTTTTCCACAGTATCACGAATCGTCGATAAGAGCTTTCTTAGGATATCAATATACTCCTCTTTACTCTCGCAATGATATTCTTCTTTATAATAACGAAAGTGAGCAAGCCACTCGATACTACCTATTTCGTACTTGCTTAAGATACGCTCTCTATTTTCTTCAAACGTATTCACTTCTTTACTCCTGCTGGAAAATACTTCTCTAATCCAGTATGTAACATGAGGAGTTCATGCCCACCATAAATACAAAGTAGATCGTCTTCGTGTTCTGTAAGGTCTTCATAGTTGGCTAACAGATGTATATCGCCGCATTTACCCATGAAAGATCCTAATTCACTGCCATGTTGTTCAACCTGTTCATTAGACAAGAATGCCAGGATATTATACTCCTTATTGCCTTCAAAGAAAGTATATAAGGTAGGGATCTTGTATTTATCTAGTAAAGCACAGATATCTGTACCTACCACACTATCGGCTTTAACAAAGAATAGGCGATATTGTCCAGGATGAACAAAGAGACTAGAAGTGATATGTTCTCTAAAGATAACATAATTTCTTAAATCTGAAAATCTAACACCACAGTAGGTATCGAAAAAGAACTGTTGATACAACTCAATATACCGAATATCTTGTTTAATCAGATCTTCTTGATCAATGGAGAGTAATTCGATATCATAGATCACTTTCCAGTGGTCTGATTTCTCTATTTTCACTGACCAGTTGATAATGACACCATAACTACTTATGTCATCGACCATAGACTGGACTTTGACTTCTTTAGCGTCATGATGAATCAGTTTCAAATAAAGCTCTAAGAAGCTCTTGCTCTCTACACCATCGATATAGATTTTATTAACACGTAAATAATGATCATCTTGTTTTAAAAAGAGATAAAGGATATTGACCAAATTATCAATGATCTTTTTATACTCTTCTTCAGTGTGACAAGTATAGTCCTTGTCATGATGACGGATAATACCTTTCTCTCTAGCTCTTTCTTCGTATGATGAAGATTTGACTTCGGTTGACATATTCGTACTCCTATGTTCTGTTTGAGTGAGGTGTGAGTGAAACTTCCGAAATTTCATTTCTTCAGTTTGTTCAATACCTTCTAATACCTTATCGATATAAGGATTATTATCATTATTCGTATAGGCATATTTGGTTAAGTAAATGTGACTTTTACCATCCTTTCTTTCTCTCGATTCTTGACGAGAATCTCGATCAAGAGTGTCATCTACACTCTCTTGAAGATGAATCCTGATAAAGTCTTTAATATCATCTTCTGTTGTAGTATCAGCAGTTACCATAGATAGTTTAAGATCCTTGATATGATAATCATCCGGAATCACAAAAGGTAATACATCGGCTATATCCATCGTGACGATATTGTTACTGTCATCTATCAGTAGTACCTGTAAGGGACGTTTAGGTGTCCCTTCAGGTGAAGTTGTGTAGACGATACTCTTCAAGATACTCCACATGTGAAAAGCATGTTCTTACTCACTATGACAGATATACATACGACTCGCAAAATCTCTATCCCAGTGGCTGGTGTATACCTTACTGTGAATAGACGCATAGATCTCTTCTTCCCGCTGAGTGCCTATGGCACCCAGGAGGGATGGATGATGATTATTTTCTGTTGACATAATGTTGGGTAAATGCAGCTCTACATAGTCTATACTGACTCATTTGTCTTTCCTATGTAGTCTTTAGTGATCTCTAATACGGACTCAGGTATGTATCCTGGATATACAGGATACTGAGCCTGATCGAAGAGATGGAATAAATACTCTATCATGTCTGTATTGCTTTTATCCCGAGTCAATATAATAAAGTCTCGCATCTTGGAGATATAGTCACTAATGCACTCGATTTCACCATTATCTTCTAGAAACACTAGAAACAAAAAGTGGGTATCCGTCTCTTTATAGAGATAAAATATATCCATCATATCTAGGTATTCTTTATACATTATTCCTCTATACCCTCTTTCTCTTCTCTTCAAGGTGCTGTGTAAAGAGATATGGGTAAAAGGATGTTTATCTTTTATACTGTTGTAGTATTCCAAGGTATTCATTCAGAGTCTCTCATCTTGCTTTTGTAGTACATGCTTGACTGATCTCTCCCAGCTTCTTTCAAGTTCTTCTAACTTGATTCGATGTCCTACTCCGTACCATTCCCATTGACCTTTCACTACTACTCCATCATCACGGGGTGCATCGTGCGGCGAGTATACTAGCTCTGCTGTCAATATAGCATACTGATACTCATGGAAAAAGAAATCTTGACGAGGCTCTTCACACAAATCTAATTCAAAATCATCCTCCCAAGTATTGTATTCAGTAGGCTCTCGGTTGATATGAAGAAAACGCGTATCTAACATGTAACTCTGGAGCATAGCGCTAAATAAAAACCTGGGATAGCTAAAGGGTACAGACACTCCCCGATAACATCCTACGCTCTCGAGATCTCTTATCATCTTGCTACTCGCTATTAGCAAATTACGCTGACTTGACATGATACCAGAGAAATGGTCATTGACCAATTCGATCATATTGAAATTGTCAGTATCTGTTTTCCCAGGTGATTCTTCTAACTTTGCAAACATCACTCTTTCTTTCCTTCGTCCACTATCATGGACTCACTCAAGAGAGTATCGGTAACGATACGATCTTCCTTTAAGAGAGATCTGTGATCTTCTCCTACTGTACTATACCGCTGACATAGATCTGTCATTAACCAATCCCATCTCTCGCTATCTCTACTTACAGTTGCGATATAAGGGCTTTTCAATATCACCTGCTCAACAGACTCAGGCATCTTGGCAAATATCAATGTCCCTACATGGAATCCAGGTAATATCAATAGATCCTCATCCTCTCCTCTGACAATGACATTATCCAGAGGGATATCCGCTTTAAGAATATCCTCTACGAGATCTTCTCTGATCTTAACGACTGTCACGACTTGATTATCACTTTTATAAAATATCTCTTCTAGCATCTCTACTCTCCGTATTTTGCTCTATCAATCATCTCTATCATCTTTAGATATTCTTGACGCAATTGTTCCACATCATCACTCCACATCTCTATCCTTACGTTCATGGGTAAAGCCGCATTGACATAAAAACTAACAGCTATTTTTATATAGATATCATTTTTGATATATTGCAATACCTTAATATCAGTAAATATATCCTTTATCTCAGTGTTATCTAAACCAATATACTCTTCTTGCCATTTCTCACGTAAAGCTCTAAACCCTCCCCATGTCATATTAGCACCACCAATTCTTTTATATCTATTTAAGAACACTTTACCGTCAATAACAGCATAATCTTCTTTTATTTTATCTAAAGGATAAGCCTCCTTATCTACCCTATTCTTTATCCTACCTCTGATCACAGCAAAGATATCTTCTATAGATACGGGATAAGTATCCCTGACTGGTTTAGACTGATTTACTAGATTTAACAAACTACCTGCAGTAATAGGTTCATTACTCTTTTTCGATTTAAATAAACTAAACATACGTTTCTCCGATGATATCAAAAGACATATACCATGAAAATCATAGACGTCATAAATCCCATTTATACCTTTCTTCTTTTTAAAGAAAGGTATAGATATAGAAGAAAAGTATAGATGAAGTTCTTATCTCTGATATAATAGAAATACTTCATTATAAACTCATAAGATACCCCTAATGAACATCTTAAATCAAAAAGGGTATAATATATAGTCTATACCCCTATGAAAACATAGGGAATACCTAGGATTTATGACAAGAAAATAGAAAATGAAAAATGAAAGATTTACAAATTTTAATACATACTTACTCTCTACAACACATCATATATTCCTCTCCTTTATAGCATAAAAAATGACAAGACTCACCCTAGGTACATCACTAGGACCTAATAACTTCTTATAGAGGAAATCTTCTACAGGTATAGTACTAGTAGCATATTTTCCAAATGTATCATAGTCCAGTTTGTGTACTGGACAAAGTGCTGGTGTTTTTGTATTCATTTATGAAAAACCTTTTGTTTAAACATCATAAGTCCCTATGTTAACTATTCCTTTATTTAGGAATAGCCTTAATATTGATATTGATTTAGGATGTCATTATCATTACAGATATAACGTCATTAAGTGGTGTTAATGTGGTGTCATATAACGTCATTGCTATATTATAATATTGAACTAACAATCAATGCTATTATTACCTTAATCTCTTATAAAACCTTAGGATATAAGCCTGTTTTTAAGAATAAAATAAAGAAAGAAAATAGAGTGTATTGGACAAAAGCTTTTATATCTCTAGAAGATAGACCCCTTTTAAATAATCCTATACCTCTACTCTATCCCCTTATGACTAGGGATAGAGTAGAAGATAAGGATAATCGTGTTTCAATGGCTTTCTCTCGATTCGTACAGCTCTACTGCACTTCTCTCAAGAGAGCTGTTATCACTACAGCTTTATAAAGTACACCCATAGGGAGAGGTAGGATCATCGTCTCCTGCCTTGAGATAGGCTTCTAGCATCTCCCAGGTATTGTAGAGATCTATTTGCTCCTCGGGCAATAGTCTATCTTCAATAGCGATATCCGGATAGATATTGATCATGGTACGATAGATAGGTTCTTCCTCTGTACCTACGTTTTCCTCATAGACCAAACCATCCATGACTTTCTGATAGTCATAGTGAGTATCACCTATGTCATCTGGATGTACGTCAATATACGTATCACTATAGCCATCACAGAGATTTTTGTGATACATCTCTCGGATAGTAGGGTTGGCCATGATGTATTGCTGCATCATGAGAGGAGCTGTCTGTATGCCTACTAGATCTGGGATATATCTAATCTGGTTGACATTGACAATCACATCTGTATTGGCAAGGAGTGATCTGGCTCTTAGAAGAGCATCACTACCATTATACATATCAAACATAGCCATGGTCTTGTCAATAAAAGAAGTATCACGATACATCGATCTATCGATAGACTGAATATGGCTATAGAGATCCCTTACGGTATTCATATTGGGCATACCGAATGCCATTATGTTAAAGTCTTGACTGTCGCCATAGAGTACTCTGGCCAAGTGTGCCTCCTATCATGGATTTCTATATAGATTACATAGATATAATATATATTTCAATCAAACTAGATTGAGATATATCTTCTATAGATATAAGAAACACATTTAACAAGGTTGAGGATGATCACACTTACCATGTTCTAAGACATCTCTTAAATAGGTAACCAATTTATTTAAAGCAGATTGTTTTATTGTAGTGATATCCACATTCTTGACATAATCCAATTCCTCATCTTTAAAGATAAAACCAACATGGATCGCTCCAGTATCCGTAGAACAACTACCAAAAATCATAGGTACGCCATATTTGGTTTCGTGTGACATGTGTTTGCTTTCGATGAGGGTATTGTTATAAATAAATCTATCTACGATGTAGGGTAGTTTACCCTCTTTGAGCTGATCAAAAGAAAAGGTATATTCTTCTCTATGTTGAAAAGAAGAATCATTAGGAAGATAGGTAGATTTGATAATCATAATGGTATCCTTTTATTTAATCATGTTTTTGATTTCTTCATATAGCTCAGAGAAATAAGACGGTACATAGGCACTGTTCTTGATAAAAAGATCAATGAGATTAGCAAGATCTAGATAGTATTTATCCATACAGATAAGTTTATATTCTTCTTTTGTTAACGTTAAGACATATTGCGTATCATGGAAGTTAATAGAGAAAAGGATAGAGAGTTCATTGAAGTGAATATGAGAAGGGTGGTTATGTTCTTTTAAGATACATTCTGTCTCAGAGATAAAAGAATCATAGAAAAATTGAATCTCTTTATGGTCTTCAGAGAGAGTAGAGACAGGGAAAGTATATTCATTCTTGGCTTTGATCAATATACCAGAATCTTCAAATTCCAATAAGGATTTATCGTGGTTCTTTTTAGTGTGGATAGATTTTTCTAGTTTCATTAGGTATTCCTTTTGTATCAAAAAAAAAATAGTAGATAGGACTACTCCTATATTTGAGAGTAGTCCTAAGATTGATTAGTCTTGTAGCACAGACTGATACTGAGAGGTAAAAGTCTGTATAGCCAAGATAGCTGGAATATCACTATTGATACGAGTAGTATCCTTAGTAGGTGATACCCCAAGATCTTTGTAAATAGCTTCTAGAATGTCCATGGATTATACCCCTTCAGGAAACGCGTAGTCCGATTGATAAGAAGAAATAGGCATATGGATAGACTTTTCTTTAAGACCATCTATAAGCGTGATAATACCTTCTCCTATCTGAGTAAAATGATTATGGTTTTCTTGATTGAAAGACTGTATTTGTTCTATTTCCTTATCGTGAATATCCAGGATGTAATGGGTATCTTGGTCACTATGGGTATAGGATGCCCATTTGTCTATCTTTTCATACTCAGGTGGTATAGAACTTTCATTGATAGCTTGAGTAAAAGAAGATAATGTATTTAAAAAAGACAATGCATTTAGAAATACATCTTGCTTTTCTAAAGTAGGTAGATAGAGTTTTTCTACATCAGTAACGGATAATTCATAGGTGATTCTCACGCCATTGATAATGTTGATTTGTTTAAGACGCATGTTTTGTTCCTATATGGTATCATACTTACATACTCCCTTTAAGCTGGGAGTATGTAAGTACGTGTTGTTTACAATTCTTTTCTAATGAATTCTAGATTTTTGACATCCACAGCATTGTGTTTTAGTTCTCGCAGATGTCTATAGATCGTTTCGTTATTGGGGTTTTCTAGCAGATATATTAACATCGTTAACAGGCTATCATTGGCCATGACCTTTTCATAGTCATCTGTGATATGATCTAAAATGAGTCGAGCATGATATCTTGGTTGGGTAATGTTTTCATCTTTCCAATTAACGATTGCTTCAATGACAAGTTCATTTTCTCTATCAGTGCGATTCACCTTACAATTTGTTTCTCTTAAAACAAACCGAATGATGTTCAGTACCACATCCTCTAATAGGTTTTCTCTGGAGTTATGATTCGTTTCCAGATAATAATCCAGATTAACAAAATAAGTCTTTGTTATACCTTTTAGAAAAATAGGAACTGGTCCTTCTGAAGTATCAAATACATCGGTATAGGTATATTCAATATACATAGATAACCTCTATTTGGCACCTCCTCAATAGGAGGAGGTGTGTTTACATTATGCTTGTAAAGCCGCCATTTTCTTTTGTATCTCAGGATCTACTGTCGTATCCTCCAACCAGCTTGCTATGGTACCAGCTACGGGTTTTGGGATCTGTACAGCATCTGAAGTCTCGTTGATGTGCTTTAAGTTGAACATATTAGTCTCAGGAGCCATGAGATCGGCTTTCTGGATTGTCCATTCATCTAAAAGAACCGTGAAGTTGAGCTCGTCTCCATCGAAGCACTTGTTTTCATGGGAGTCGTTACTTCCCACCGTGGGCAAACCACCGCTATATATCTCTATATAGATAAGACCATATCATCACCCTCTCTTCTTAAAGAGTAGGGTACCCCCCGTTTCCTTTTTGCCATAGGCATTATCCTTTTAAGGACCTCACTTGAGGCGTACTCGTTTGCAAAACGATGGTCGTTGAACTCATGCCGTACCTTTTAAAAGACTTTCTTTCAATACGTGCATCTTCGCTACACTTCTATCAAGAGAGCCAGTCTAAAGACTTAGGCACTTCGCTGCGTCGATTGTCTCTATTCTACACGTTTTTACCATGCTCCTTATTTCCATTACTGAAAGGAGTATTATCCTCTATTTCTAGGGATAAGTGGTAGTGTAGACCTACCGAGAGTTTCCCGCAGTTAAGGGGGTACCGATTACCTATTACTAGATATCGGGGACTATTCAGTTATTTTACAACATAACCAAACTCTCATCCGCATTCGGCTCAGTTACGACTAACAACGAGATACTGGTCGTAACGTCCTCGGGGTTGCTTTTAATCTTAGAGATATAGACTCTCTGAATACTACCTCTTCCCAGTGATGGGTTACGGTTCATGAGAACAGGTATACCTTTTGGTCCTGCTTCTTGAATGAGCTCTTTCATGACCTCATCCAAGTCTTCATTATACTCTAGATTATATTTGTTTATAAAAGAATACGTCTCATTAGGAGACCATCCTTTCTTTAAGAGCTTAGAAGTAATGTGATTGTAAAGTACATTTACTCCTACTGCCCAAGGGATATGTATCTCATCATAGCGGTGAGGTCCTGACAGTGATGAGATTACTGTTCTGAAGGAATAATCTACCCGTGTACCATAGACGTGTTTCCTGAATATTCCTGATTTGGGAGAAAAGAGATCTTTGTAAATCGTACCATAGTAGGTAGATAAGATACCTAATGCTTTTGATACTTTATTCTGTCTCTTCTTATCAAAGTTTCTTTTTCTTCTTTCTAGAGCTTGTTGCTCCTCTTTCATTTTCTCAGGTGTCAATACCACATTACTGGTAAGGGCATTGAGTTCTTTAAGATATTCTTTCTCTGCTTCTACTTCATCATCAGCATCTTGATATTCACTGTCAACAGGATCATCTTCAGTGAAGATATCGATACCAGTCATTAACCTAATACCATCTAAAGCTAGAGTTAAAGACTTGTCCACATAGATACCAGATTGATCTTCTTCAATAATCAAAAGACTTTTGTTAGGTACTGGGATATGATTGGTAAAGACTTTATCTTTGTTGTTCATGATAAAGTAATAAAGAGGATCAATGTCAGCACTTTTCTTTTTATAGACATCACAGGTAAAGAGGAATTCCATATACCAGTCGAAGTTTCTAACAAAGTGATTATAGCCTCTTTTATGCATCTTTTGTTGCTTTAAAAGAGCTATGATTCTTCTGACATTAGCAGATTCATCTGGATTGATTTTGAGACGATTATTGGTGAGATAAGACATGAGATCAAAAGTAGATCTTTGTCCTAGGGAGAAGAAGGTGCGAAGCATTAACCAAACTTGAGGATTGATTAATGGTTCTATGTTGATAGGTTTAGCAATCCATACTAGAGATTCTAGAAACTCATCGATAGGTTCTTGCACGTGGGTGTGACAGTTGTTACAGAGCACTCCTATTCGGTATTTACCTTTCTTTTCTCCACACTGACATTGAGGGACATTGTTATAGATGTCACCATTGGTCGTATAGAGGGTTTCATTGATGGATTTCTTTTGATCTGTAGTCTGGTTAATTAAAGTATTGACAATCGTAGGTTTAGCACCTCGGATGTCATTGAAGGTTTTCTCTAGGTCTATTAGTTCGGCATAGATACCCATATTTACATCCTTTATATAGCCTCTAAATGAAGCTCTAAGACGTTAAAATAAAGAAGACATGTCTCTATATCACCCTCCTTGAGAGAGGGTGATATAGAGGATGTATGACGATATCTCTTAGAACACGTGATTGAATCGACCACCAAAGGCCATATTACCTTGGTAGGTATTACCAACGTTTCTGAAGATACCAGAGGCTTGAGACTGCAGAACAGCGCCTGTGATATATCCAGCGTTAGCGCGTTGATAGTTGATATTTTCCATGTAAGGCATTTGCGGAGTGACATGATAACCACATTCTGCTACACCTTGTACCAAAGCATTAATGAATGCATTTTCAAAGTTGACACGCAGAGCACGGCCAGTGTAATTGACATCACGCAGATAGCTGCCAAGGATAGTACGACGTTGATTGAGTCGATCTTCCAAAGGACCAACACCATTGAAGGTATCTGTCCAGGATACAATCTCACGACGATCTTTCTTGCCACCAAGACCACAGATAGCGAGATAGTCAAAGTCACGAATATCTCTGATGCCATCTTTGGACTGATAAGTGCCCAGGAAGATAGAGTCATTGTTGGCAAAGACAAATTGACCAGTACCATGGGCTTGTTGATAGTATTTATCAAAGTTACCATTGGTAAGAGTCATTGCGGCATTACGCATCATTTGCATAGCCTCCGGACGACCTACTGCTGCAGAGGCAATGATCTTATACTGCCAGGTGAGAGCACCGCATTCCGGGATATCCAGAGAAATAGCAATACCTGGGTGGAAGAAGCGTTTATACAATGCAAACAGCTGGTTAATGTCAAACTTATCCGGTGTGGTCGGGAACTTACCAAACTCAGGTTGTCCTTGTTGGTTAGTCATGAGCGGAATATCATAGCCAAGATAGCCGATATCGTGCATGTTATCCTTCACACCTGCCGGAGGCATCAAGCCATAGAGCCAACGATCGTCTTCACGGATAGCAGTCGCATTGACCAGAGCCAACAGAGTACCAGGCAGAGTCTGCAACTGAGCATTGACAAGTTGGGTCAAGATGAGGTTAGCTTGGAGTACCGGAGTTTGACCACCGTACTGTTGGGCTTGGAAATAGGGATTGATATTGCCCGTTAAGAAGCCGCTAACGTCGTTGATCAAGAGATCAATATACCCTGTCGCACGAGTCGTAATAGACTGCAGTGGGATGTTGAGGATATTGTTCTGGTTCTGGTTAGAAGTAGCAATCGTCGTCATGATGATGTCGCTACGTACCGGCAGACCGGATTGATCCAGTTCAGTAGCAGTACCAAACTGTGTAGTCTGGGTCAGAGTAGCGTCACGACGGGCTCTGGCTACGTTCAGATCACAGAAGACAGGTGAAGCAATAGTGAGCTGCTGACCACAGGCTGCGATGGCGTTGACTGTGATATTACGCAGGTTGTCTTCACGAGTCAAATCGAAATGACGCGGGATGACTTCAGCATCAGCGGAATACCATTTCTCTGCTTTCGGGAAACGAGACTGTACCACTTTAGCCAAGACATTCATCATGGCTTGATCGTAGGTATCAGATACGAGTTGCAGTACTTCAACTTGACGGCCACCGATGTTGACCATACGTGGCGGAATACCACCTTCCATAGAGGATTCCAACAAGAAAGCATGGTAAGCCACCGGTGCTGTCTCACTGTCGTTCGGACGAACAATGATCAAGAGAACAGATACGGCCAGATTGGTTTCGGTTCCTTTGTCTACTGCCAAAGTAGAGATCTTCACACTGGGAGAAATATTTTCATCCCAGAACTCTTTCAAGGCTTTCTCAAACTGGGTCAGAGAAACAGAGGTCGGAGAAGCATTGACCGGATAAGGATTCAAAGAACCTACAGAAGTCCAGCTAAAAGTACCATCCGTATGTTGTTGATATCCTGTTGATTGAGGCTGTGCCTGAGCTTGAGCTTGATTCAAGGCATTCTGCAGAGCGTTTTGATCAACTTGAGGTTGAGCAGAAAACCCAGGTTGTGTACCTTGGTTCTGCGGCTGTGGATTGCTATTATCTTTAATAGCCATGTGTAGTCTCCTTTATGTATGTATTAACGCGTTAATGTACAAAAACACATAGAGGGGTATGCTGATGTACATATGTATAATATATATCTGATTTTAAATAGAATCAAATACACATATACAATCTCTTAAGATCCTCTACAAGAAGTAGAGGAGTTAGACATCATAAATGTCCACTATATAATTAGACTTATAGTCGTAAAATAATGATTTTTAATATTCAAGCAGGGATATACCTATGTTGAATTATCTCGGTATTAGACATAACCTAAACCATACACAAGTAGGAACAGGTTATTTCAATTATGTCAAGAATAATGTCATTAGAACAGTAGAAGGAGAAGTCCAGTATAATCGCTTTAACCCTTTATGGATAGCGATGGACCATTTATTAATTCAGTTTTTGATTACTTTAGAAAATGATATTCATTTATCAGACTACGACTACTACGATCAGATCAGGTCACAATCTCTCTATGTAGGTTCTGCTTTAGGATTTACCAGTAGTATTAACACGGGTATTTTACATAGTAGTTTCTATGGTCAAGATAAAGAGATTGTCATCGGTGAAGCACCTTTGCATAGGGTAAATGATCTGGTAAGTAATTGGAAAATGCTAGAGCCAGTAAAGGTATTAAGACATGATTACAATGTCATTGACTATCAGCCTATCATAAGGAAAGATGAAGGAATCAATAAAGTCAAAGTGATCTTGGTAGACTTTATTAAATTAGCTTTTCAGTATAAATACTATATCCTAGAAGAAGAAAGAAAACAAAAAGAGAACCTTGATATAGACATCAGTATTCGTAGGTTTTTATATAGCTATCCTTTAAATAATCTCTTGTATTCTCATGTTGAGTTATGCTTGATGAACGCTATGTTATCTGGATATCAAGAAGGGTATATTGAAAGAGAGAAACATGTCTATAGAACAGCCAATAGCTATAAAATCGATCTTGAGAAAACCATAAACCAAATGTATCCAGCTATCTATAAGCAACAATGGGATATCGGTAAAGTCTTAGGAGCTATTCCTACCTTGTACCATACTAGTACAGTAGAGTGGAGTGAGTATATTCATGGTGAGATCAATAGACAAAATAGCTGGGCTTATCTCTATGCTTTTTTACCTATCTTGAAATATAGCCTTATCCTAGGTAACAACAGTAAAGGCAACACCGGTAATAGAAACAACATCTTTAGAACCTTAGAAAGACTAGAGAATGACAATGTCTGGGGTAGTTCTACCATAAATACATTCAGACAACAAGTCAAACAAGAAATCAGAGAGATCGAAAATTTGTTATAGTGATCATAAATCCATACTCCTGCCGTACCCAGTAGGTGGGTACGGTCAGGAGCGGTAATCACTGTGGATCAAAAATCATCATAAAACAATCTAGTAAAATCACTATTGAGTCGATATATGCCTAAAGTACTTAAGATGTGGTATAGCGTATGGTTAATATCTGCTACCATCTTTCTGATATTGATTAAATCAATAATCTCTTTCGGTAATGTTTGCCCTGTATATAAGTCCATAGGGACATAAAGAGTCTTTATAATATCTTTCTTTTCTTTTTGTAGATAAGACATAATATCATTCGCTAAATCTTTATTCTCTAGAGAATCGATATAGTCTTTCATTTCTGTTTTATTATTAATCCTGGTATTGACTTTATACACAGAATAAGGAGGATCTGGCATAATACCATAGAGTTTACCGAAAGTAGCATTCCAAAAGACATGGGCTTTATACACACTTTCATCTTCTCCTTTGGCATAGGCATTAGCTTCTTTAATGGTAGCATATCTGAAGAAGTTTACTCTACCTTCTTTTAAGGTATTTTCTATCAGTCTTTCTATATCAGCTGCTTTACTAATATAAGTCGATATAGAGAGTTTATTGCCACTGACGATATTAGTACAGATATCTCGCATCATAGTTGATGCTTCTTCATTAATAAACTTAGGGGTGTTGCTGTTTTTTAAGTGTACACCTTTGATTTCCATATCTGGGACTTTATAGATATTACCTTCTTGATAGGTGATTAAAGCATAATAGTGTTTTGTATTGGTTGTTGGTACAAATATTTCAAACTTGAATTCGTTTTTCATGGCGATCAAGTGTATCTTGTCTCTATCCACACCTAGGTTGATACTCATCATCGCTAGAAGATGTTTCAATGCCGATACAGCTAAAAACACTAAAGCTGCAAAGAGGTTATTTGCTTCATCACTAAAAGTAATCTCACCAAAATACCATTCTATCCATTCCTCTACTGAGAAAATCGTAGAGTCCGTATCTGACATGATAACGACTCGTCGCATCGAGTCTTTAAAATGAGAGATAGAAGAAGGTTTGTTTACTGTTCTAAAGAAACAAATAAAGAAGTCTTTATATTCCTCTATGACTTTATAGACTTCTAGCATATTGGTGGCTAAGAGTCTTCCTAAATCTCCATTCTTGGTCTCTGGTTTACTAACGTCAATGCCTTTTGTTTCTTGTCGACAATACTGAGAAGCTAAGAAGTATATTGCTTCTGGGCCTTTCTCTATAATTTCAGTATGATTATCTAAATCTTTTATTTCATGTTTTTTAGAGAGTTTAGTTAAGAGATCTCTGATGACTTTGTCATTAAACTTTCTTAGATGATAAAGATCTCCTGTATAGACAAAAGCTGCTCTTTCTAAAGGAGATAGTTTATCAACAAAATCTCTAATTAAAATATGTTTCTTTCTATGTTTATAATAAAGATCAGAAGAATACTCTATGACATCCATTACCTCATCTGTCGTGGGATAATGGAGTTGATATTTATCCATGATAAATTGTAATTGCGTATAATCTGTGTTTCGACAAATCGAGATAATATTAGCTAAAGTAATATCAGGATTGAAGTAATGTCTATTGCCTCCTAACATCTTCTCATTATTCGCATTGGCATATGCGGCTGTGATGCGACAAGTCGATGTCAAAGAAGGATGCATAGTAGAGTGGTAGATAGGAGTCGTAGGAATACAAGAAGCTCCAGAGATAGAGTTGTTATTTATCTTCTTGTTATTTTGCTCATTCTTCTTGATGATAAAGTTGTTGGTATCCCCTGCCATCTTGTATTTAAACATTTCTTTCTTAGCTTTACCTCTTGCTTTAACGTTAAAGTCAATATAGTCAACAAGATAAGCTTTTTGTTCTTTCTCTGGTTTAAAAATAGAGAAGGGGGGAGTTATGATCTGTCCTTGTTTACAGGCATCATAGATAAAGTTATAAAGATTGTTATCTTCATTGGTGTTGAGATATCTATCACCGTGTTGATTAACATCGATTGTGACGATTCTTTGTTTATCTAGAGGATAAAAAGCTTGTGGATTATTAGCACTAGTGTTACTATCCACAAAGCGACTGGCTTCTTCTATCGGGATACCATGCATCTTGGATAAAAAGAAAGCCGTATCTGCTTTGTAATGTTGAAAAGGATAGATATCTCTTTTATAGGCTTCTTTATCGAGAACAAATGGATCTTGATAAATCGGATACATGGTACACCTTGATGATTTCTTAGTAGTGATGGTGAATATGAACTACTTGAATATTCTTTTCTTCCTCTAGTCTTTTTTCTTCTGCTAGTCTTCTTTTTTCTGTTTCTTGAGGATCACCTAACATCTCAACAAGATCTCTGTTTTTAGCAACAGCATAAACACAACCAGCAATAATGGCAAGTTCTAATAAATCAGGCATGATACACTCCTTTTTAAATTGAAAACGTCATAACTCTTCATTATCTCTATCGCTAGAGACAACAAAGAAAAAATAAAATATCTGTTATCCTTTTTACATCTGGATATCAAGATGAATAGGTGGCTCCTATAACGACTCTCCGGCAAGAGAAGACTCAGTGTTATAGGAGCCGGTGCAGCAGTAGCAAAAAATCGACGATCTCATTTCCACCATCGACATGCTATATAACAATACTGGCTTCCAACTACTTTTACAAGTAATCCTTCTATATCAGTATTGCTTGACATTAGCGAATAGCCCGTGTCAATACATTATTCTTGCTATGTTTATTTTTCACCTGTGAGTTCTTTTATCTCATTGATAACTTGATCTTTCTGGGCATTATCTCGTTTACTATCTTTGATTCTCTGCTCTGAACAAAATCTCGTAATGATCTCCTGTTGTGGTCTGGTTAAATCTAAGAATTCAATAAAAGACATACCAAGATACTTTTGAATATAGTTATCATGATAGATACGCAGTCTTCTTTCCAGTATGGTGTTTTTTCCATACAGCGCTTCGCCAGGATGAGGAGCTACCAAAGAAAAAGGATTATGATCTTTTTCGTGATTATGTATTCCCCATACTTCATCATAAAGAGTTCGTTTAACAATATCTTTATCTGAGCTATTGGTCAGTCTAGGGATATCCATCAGTATCTTACGGATATTCCCTTCAACAGCATATCTCGGATGAAGATAACCTATCTCTTCTTCAGTAGGTTCTCGATTAAAGAGATAGGTAAATCCTCGGATACTGTTTTTCTTAACAAACTCGTTAGACGTGACTATGCTGTCCGGCTCGAGATCTTCGTGGTGCGCTGCAGGAGCAGGGTAAAAAAAGTGTAGAGAGGATCCATCGGTACTAGATGTGGGAAACGATTAGACTGAGTAGGCTCTTCTGTCAAGGTAGGTGTCGCAATGATCGATACCTGAGTATCATCGATGAACTGGGTGATCTCTTTTAAAAGCATATCTATCACAGCGTCATTGGTAGAGATACTAGATAGCATCTTGTCAATGGTATCTTTATCATCATCACCATAGACCTCTTCTTCTCCACCTTCAGGAGTCAAGATGACTTCTTTGATGAAGTGTCTATATTGAGATAACAGATCGGATTTAAAGTAGTTAGTAATGAGTTCATTACGTCTGACTTCATCTTCCGTATCTTCAATAATAGCATCAGCTCTCGCGATATTGGTATTGATCCAGTTTTCACCAAAGATAAGATAATCCGTTATCGTAGGTACACCTAACACAACTGTCATGATGTCATCTAGCTTGACTCTTTTAGTCATCTTGAGTTTAAATTTCTCTTGATACTTCTCGAGTTCAAGATCACTCATCGTAGGCTTTCTATTTCTAGCCATATGACGCATTTGATCTTCAGATAAAGCATTTCTATCTACCCATAGTAGTTTAGAGATATCTACGATACCTTTGGCTACTCTATTCTCTTCGATATTCTCAGAATAGATAATCCTAGAATAAGGAACTCCATTGGGATAGATCATTGATGCCATCGCCCAAGCAATGGTGTTGATATCATGGAGCTTTATTTTGTCAAAGAGATTATCTGTTGCTTCTTGCAAGGTAGTGTTGTAAACACATTCTCTAAACAACTGCAATAAAGCCTGTACCATGAATAGACGATCATTAGAGAAGATAGAACCTAACAAGTTTCTACCTAATACCACCTTACTATTGACAATCTCATACTCCATGTCAATAAGACGGGAGTCCGGGGGATTTTTGATCGATACCCAGAATCCACTATGATATAAAGGTACATTAATTACCCCACCTTTACCCATTAGAGCATTCATGCGAATAACCGCTTGTTCTCCTGTAGGTTTAGTAGCAGGATTGATACTCATCTTAGGTTTCATGGGTTTAAGTACACCGCCATCTACAGGGAGTTCTTGATAGAAATCTCTTTCTTCATTATCCACTGTAGACTGCAAACCACCATACTTAGGGAGATGGTTATAGGAAGAGCGATAGATTGCCATGAGTTCTCTATTAGTAGGAGAATCTTGGAGATCCACATTAGGGATTCCTTTGACCATGTTTTGGAATTGTTTTAGAGTCACACTAGGAATAGCTACAGGGATATCTTTTCTTTTACTGAGTTCTTCTTCAAATTCTCTCTGTGACATTTCTTTAAAAGGATTAGTACTGAGATGGACATTAGCTCCTTTCTCAGGTAGATCATTCAAAGTAGAGAGATGCTTCTCTCCGAGTACTTTGTCAAAGATCTCTTGTTGCTTTTCTTCTGGAGTCATGGAGACTACAGGTTCAGGATCCTTGGGAGTAGTAGGAGGTGTAGGGGATTGTGGCTCTGGATCCATATAGTCATCTTCAGGATTGACTACAGAGGCTTTAGGCTCTTCAGGTACTTGTGGAGGAGTAGGAGGTGTGGGAGGTGCAGCTTGATGCTCTTGATCAAAAGGATCATTCAAACTACCAAAATTAGGTGTATTATCTGTCATGATTCATTATTCCCTTCTAATACTGTTTTTTCTGCTTGCTCTTGTTGTTGAATTTGCTGTATTCTAAGTTCTGCTAGTCTAGAGAGATCTACCAGGTGATTAAATACAGGACTGATATTAGCTTCAAAATGCTGGTTAAAGATAAAGTACTTATTACCAATATCTAAAGTAATCGGCAAATCATCAATCTCACAACTCCCTACTCTACCAGCATGAACAGCATGTATCTTATACAGTTCATCTCTATAGGCATTGACATCTCTTAATAAAAGTTTAAGATTATCATTAAAAACCTCTATTTCATCGCCATACAAATACTGAACAAAATTATTATTCTCTATAGCTTGTACTAACAAAACAATAGGTCTAAATCTACCAATAGAGTTTTGATAGAGTTCTTCTAGTTTTGTCCAGTCATCATTGTTTCGTAATGACTTTTCTAATTCTTTCTTGGCTTTCTTTTTGATAGCACTTTGTTTTCTTCTTTCTTGCCTGTTACCATTTGTGGGAGTATTGTTAACAACATCATTGACCACAGCAGATAAATGTTTATCGTTGACCATATACGGCTCCTGGACTATTTAATGAATTTTTATATACAGAGGTATTTTCCTATGTCTGATCTCTTACTGATGTTCTTGCAAAACAGAGTCAATGACACTTTACTGAGTCTCTATTTTAGAGCAGCTAAACTAATAACCTATTTTGAAAGAGACGATCAATATGACCTTCTAGATAACTACTTAATGGAAATAGACAACATAGATGTCTATGATGCCTTATCAAAGATATATACTTTCCACGAAGATATCTTATCTAATATTATCACTGAGTATGGGGTATTTCTCAATGAGACTTCTTTAAAAGAAAAAGTAGAGATACTAGAAGGACTCTTACTAATAGAGGATCATGAGGATAAAGAAAGTATTTGTGAAATCATTCTCAATGGAGATGATTATACTTTTACTTTAAGCGAACTGCTCTCTTTTGTCACTATGAAAGACAGTACTTACTATCAAGAATATCTCGGTAGTATCAACCCCATGTTATTATCCCGCATCTATACAGAAGCCAGTAAGTATATCCTAACAGAAGAAACAGAGGATGATGATAAAGAGAAGAGAGATATTGTCTCTTATTTAAAGAGTATCAAAGAAGATGCTGATTTTAGTAGATCCCTTGTGATGGGGTATATTAAAAATGGATTATCGATCTACCTACCTTTGTCTTCTTATTTAAGTATCTTTAAAGATGAGTTATTTGAAAAGCATTATACCAATAAGGATATTGCTATTAATCTTTTCTTATTAGCTAAGATCAGTAAGAAAGAAAAAGATATTACTGCTTTTTATCAAGAGGAGTTACCTAAGTATCTAGAGAATCTCAATCAGATATCTGAGATCACTTCTCACATTAGACAGCTCTCTATAGAGAGTAGAAATATCAATCCTCAAGAAGCTATGTAAAGATCATATTGCCCCACACACCTCATCCTTGATGGAAGGGGTGTGTGGGGGATCTATGATTGGGTATTTTTACCTATGAAATGATAAGAAACATATTGTAGTACTTAATTCTCTCAATTTTAAGTATATTTCTTATCAGAAACAGGCTTATATAAGGGGTTTTATAAGGTATTTTCACTATAAATACTCTATAAATAGTTCAGATAAATATATAGTGAGGGGCTAGTACTTTGTCTTATGCGCAAAGTCTATATCCCGTATTTCCCGTATTTCTATATAAAAACACGGTTGGTACACTGGATTAGATACCACGTTTTTATATAGTCCATTCTTTTATTGCTGGAAAAAATGAAAACCCAGGAATAGACCGTATTTAAGAGAAAATCATTTTTTCTCACAAAGGCGTCATAGACAAGGTAATATCCCTGTCATAATATAAATAAACAAAATAGTGTCTCAAAACCCTCGACATTCCCTAGGTTTTTTCACTAAAAACCAAGGAAACCTTCTCTGTATTATAGTTCTTAATTTTTATATCCTTTTTTAGGGTATAGGAGAGGGATTTATGACCACATATAAACCCCTTATAAACAGTCTTTTCTTTTAAGGAAATATTGAAAACTATTCCATAGTGACCGTTTCCTTCATTTATACCTCTTGATACCTTCAAAACCTTCGGTATTCCCTAGGGTTTTGAAGGATATTTACGCTATTTTATCACTACTTACTTTTATTAATTATATGCCAGAGGTACTACTACTTTGTTTATGACGTCTTGAAAAAATCCCGTGTTTTTATCAGTTTTCTATTATAAACACATCACTCTGTGTCAACATAAGAATGTGTTTATAATAGCTTGTATATTCCTTTACAATAATCCATATTTTCATACTTTACTTTATTATATTCACTGGAGTTCACCATGTCTACTCTCTATACACATCCTCCTTTAGTAGAAGAACAAACAAGAATACTCACGGTAGATGAACTCTCTCTTTTCTGGAACAAAGATAGAAGAGCAGATAGAAAAGCTAATCTACAACCTAAGAATAATGTTACTCCTCTCTACTACGATCTAGACAAAGAAAGAATAAAAAGTATCATTCAAGTAGAACAAGATATCATGGAGAACTATGGTAGTTATCAATACAACATGCTAACCATTAACAACAGAGTAGACTGGAGCATAAACAAAGTTAGTATAGACAGATGGAGAGACTTTGCCAGGATATTGTTTAACAATCTACCTTTTAGTGGATTTGCAGATTACTTACATGGCTGTATATGGACATTAGAGAAAGGGATATCCAGTAGAAAGTGGCATATGCACATTGGTTTCTTTTGGCGAGAAGAATGTCGATATGACTTATTGCTAATATTCTTAAAAGCTTATATTGAATATCTATACTTGAAGAGTTTTAGTAAA